GGGAAATTGCCACGGCTAAAGGTGTCGAGATTCACCATATTGGGTCAGTCGAGTTGACACCCGCCGTGCTGGACGAGGACGGTAACGTGACTACGCCAGCAACTTTCGACCCTCGTCATCATGCCAATTTTCGCATGGGAGAGCCTGCTGTATCTCGCACCAATGAGTTCGGCAATCTCCTCTGGCATGTGTGGGGCTTGGCTTGGACGCAGGGTGGAACGCCCGACCTGCAACGCAACGCTGCGGAGGATGGCCGCAAGCTCTATGGCGTTACCCTGATTGACCCCGATACGATCAGCATTCCAGCAAGGGTGTGGCTATAACCTAAGGATTAGAAAAGTAACTTATCGTGAAACAAACATTGGACCCTTTTAGACATGGCTAAGAACTTATCAGAGGCAGAGGCCAAGAGAATCCTAGGCGTAGCAGGTAGTAATACCAAGCACGGTCAAATCAGGGCTGATGAGTTCCTACCGGAGCTTCGCGGTAATAGGGCTATCCGCAAGTATCGTGAGATGCGGGATAACGATGCCACCATTGGCTCTGCTATGTATTCAGTTGAGCAAATGCTAAGAGACGTATCTATTGAGGTAAAACCCAAAGACGACTCAGAGGAATCCCTCAAGTGGGCCAACTTTGTAGAAGAAGTCTTAGAGGATATGGATCATTCCCTTGATGACCACATCTCAGAAGCCCTCTCGTTTCTAACCTACGGGTTCTCACTGTTTGAGGTTGTTTATAAGAAGAGGGTTGGCCCCTACGAGAACAGTCCTAAGAAGTGCAGCAAGTATTCTGATGGCCTCATTGGTATTCGTAAGATTGCACCAAGAGCACAATGGACCATTAACAAGTTTGAGATGGACCAGCAAGAAGGGGATGTTCTAGGGTATCACCAAAGTGTTTCCTCTGGGTATAAGGTAAACAACAACTACATTCCAATGCGGAAGAGTGTTTACTACCGTACCACCAGTATTAACGGTGATCCTTCTGGTAGAAGCATCCTACGCAACGCTTATGCAGCTTACGAGCGTCTTAACGCTATTCAGCAGTATGAAGCTATCGGTATTGAGAGAGAACTGGCTGGTATTCCTCATGCAGAGGTTCCTGCTGATTACCTCTCACCAGATGCTTCAGAGGCACAACAAGCTTTCGTTAATAGCCTCAAAGAAATCCTCAAAGATGTTAAGTTTAACGAGCAGGGGTATCTAATTACCCCAAGTGATACCTATCCCGGTAAGGATGGTGAACCTACAAACACTAAGTTGGTGACTATCAGGCTTATGTCTTCGGACGGTTCTAGAAACATTGACATTGACCCTGTAGTTAAGAGGTATCAACATGACATTGCACGTTCTGTCCTTGCTGAGTTTATCATGCTTGGGGGCGGCTCTAATGGCTCTTACGCACTCTCTAAGAGTAAGAGCGACATCTTCCTTCGCGCCCTTGAGAGTTACATCCAAGCAATCGTAGATGTTCTTAATAAGCAGGTTGTTGAAAGCCTGTGGCGCATTAACGGTCTAGACTTTAAGTATATGCCAACCATCATGGCTGGTGATGTAGCACCGCATGACCTTAAAGAACTTGGAAGCTATCTGCGTAACCTTAATGGTGCAGGTATCTCCTATGCAGACGACATTAACATCGTCAACTCACTCCTTCGCAACGCTGACCTACCTCTAGTAGATGAGGAAGTCTACAGGGCTGCACGAGAGAGAGCACAACAGGCTGAGGTAGCCCGCACAGACTACTACGATGGTCCTGATGATAATGTAGTGGGCAACAAGGACAAGACCTCTTCTCAGGACGATAAAGAGGTTGGTGACAATGCTGGGGAAGATTGATGAGTAGACAAGGCTCTTGGGAGAAACGTCTATGGGAAGACTTCACAGGTGGTGGTAGCACAGTCCCAACTGTAGCCTTAAGCACGAATAATGCCGCTGGAGATTCTTTTGGCAGGCTTAGGGTATCTAGCCCAACAACCATTTTTGACAGTCAACTACAATACGACAAGCAACCCCTGCTATGGGATGAGAAAATAGTAGGCTCTGCTACCTCTACACACCTCCCCAATGAATCATCAGTTAGTTTAGCTGTCACCACAGCTTCTGGTGATAGGGTAATTCGTCAGACTAAGGCATACCATAGATACCAACCGGGAAAATCTCAGTTTATCCTATGTACATTGTTGCTTGGCTCTCCACAGGCAGGCACTAATAAGTTAGTGGGCTATGGTGATGGCAAGAATGGTATTTTCTTAGGTCAAGACGGTGGTGGTAACTATGTATTGCTAAGGAATAATGTTCTAGGCACTCCTAGTGATGCTAGGAAGGTCTATGAGTCTGAGTGGAACCTTATTCCAGACGAGTTATCAACTGACTTCACTAAGACCCAAATCTTTGTTGTTGACCTTGAGTGGTTAGGTGTTGGTAGAGTTAGGGTTGGGTTAAACATTAATGGTGTTACAACTTATATCCATGAGTTTCTTAATGCTAACACTTTAGATACTGTCTACATGACCACCGCTAACCTACCAATTAGGTATGAGATAGAGAACACGGCTGCTGTAGCTGCACCACAATCTATGAAACAGATTTGTTCTACTGTTGTCTCTGAGGGTGGCGTAGAAGACACTGTTGCCTACCCCTTCTCACTAGAACTTATGGATGTATCCATACCAAATGGTGAAGCTAATGCAAAAGTGATCTTTGCTGCTAGGCCATCCCTTACTTTTAAGAGCATTGAAAATAGAAGTAAGTTTGAGCCTGCTGGTTATGAGGTTATTGTGGAGGGGGGTACTGTGGTAACACAAGTGCTATATAACCCTACCCTAGTCGGCGGTACTTGGTCTCCATATGATGCCACATCATCAGCAATAGAAGGTAATGCAACTGTATCTAGTTATAGTGGTGGTGTTAGTGTTGGCAGTAGTATTATTGCTTCTGGCAGTAAACAGGCCGTATCCCCCGTATTCGGTAAAACAGTGACATCTAGGCTACCCTTCGGTATTGGTATCGACGCTAATGCACCTATTCCTTTAGCCTTAGCTGCTTACGCAACAACAAACGGAGTAACCGCCTCCTTTACATTTCAGTGGGAAGAGCAAAGATGATTGACCTAAAAAAGTTTCAGCTTGAGGAAGACGTTTATAGTGATCCTCTCTCTGCTAAGTCTAAATCAAATGCAATGGGCTTCGGCGGTGCTATCCATGTCTATGATGTGAATGGTCAAGCCTACTATATGCCCGGTGCTACCCACAAAGAATACCTGCAATATATGGGTGGTGAATACGAGGAGGAAGACTATGACGAAGTTAGCGAAGACCGAATGGTTGAAGCTATTAGAGCAGTTGTAGCAGAGATTATGAGCAAAAACCAAGCACCAAAACAAGAGAGCGACTTTAAGGTTGTTAAAGTAGATACTGAACAGCGTATTGTATATGGCTGGGCTAGTGTCACGACCTACAAAGGACAGCTTGTAGTGGATAGGCAAGGAGATGTCATTAGGACTGAAACCATGCACAAAGCTGTAAACGAGTTTATGAAGGGTGTGCGAGTAGGCAAACTCATGCACGAGGGAGAACCTGTTGGTCAAATCCTGCACAGTTTCCCTGTTACAAAAGCTATTTGTGACGCCCTAGGAATCCAGTCTGACAGGGAGGGGTGGATCACTGGCTATTACGTAGAAGACGATAACCTCTGGAAATCTGTCAAGGCTGGTAAGTACCCCGCATTTTCCATTGGTGGTGCTGCACAGAAGGAAGAGTTCATTGCCTAACGAACTAATCAACCTAACCCTAACTGAATTGTCACTTGTTGACGTACCTGCAAACCCATTGGCAGTGGCCCCTATTTTCAAGGCTGTTACCAACACTGGAGAGAAGATGACCAAAGAAACCAAAGAGACGCAGGCTGAGGTGGAAGCCCTTGCCAAAGCACAAGCAGATGTAGAAGCCCTCAAAGCCGAAAATGAACGCCTCCGCAAAGGTCTTCTGGACGCGGGCTACGTCATCAAAGCTGATGCTATTGAGAAGAAAGCTGCCCCAGAGTTTATTGAATACGAAGGTGAGAAAGTCAACAAGTCTGACATCCCACAGGTTATCCTTAAGCGTCTTGAGGCTATGGAAGTCGAGAAGCGTGAAGCTGATGTTGCCAAGAAGGCAGAACAGACTTTCCCCAACCTGAAAACCGATCTTGCAGTTGCCCTTGTTAAGGCCGACTTCGCAGAAGAACTGATGTCCGCTCTGGCTGCTCTCGACAGCATGATGGGTGAACAGATGGAAGAGATTGGCAAGTCCAACTCTGTCGATGGCGACATGTCCAACCCCACTGAAAAACTAAACTCTCTTGCTAAGAAGTATGCAGAAGAGAACGCAACCACTTTTGCTAAGGGTTATGCTGCTGTTGTCAAAACGGACGCAGGCAAGGCTCTCATCAAAGAAACCTATTCTAAGTAAGGAAATACATAATGGCTACTTCGGGAAACCAAATCAAAGAGACCATGATCGCAGGGGAAGACCTCTCGGCTGCTCAATTCACTTTCGTTAAAATGAACACGACCAACAACACTGTGGTCGCCGCTGGCAATGCTGAAGCTGCTTTCGGTGTTCTCCAGAATGACCCAGAGTCGGGTAAGGCTGCTACCGTGTGTACGCATGGCCGCACGGAGATCGTCGCTGGTACGGGTGGTCTCACCGCTGGTGCATTGGTTGGCGTAGACGCTAACGGTGCTGGTGTGGTTGCAGCTACTTCTGACATCGTAGTTGGTATCGTGGTTACGGCTGCTGCCGCTGCTGGTAAAGCAACTATTGACTTCTTCCGTGGCGGCAACGCCGCAGCCTAATTGAATAAAGGATAATAACTATGGCTATGCTAACCCCATCGCAGGTGCATCTTGACGCACCACTGACTAACCTGACCTTGGCTTGGATGCAAGACGAAAGCAAGTTTATTGCTGACAAGGTATTCCCGATTGTAGACGTATCGAAACAGTCGGACAAGTTCTACGAATATACCCGTGGTGACTTTAACCGCTCTGGTAATCGTCGTCAACTGGCCCCACGGACCCGTCCTGAGCGCGTCGGCATGACCATCTCGAACAGCAACTACTTTGCTGACGTGTTTGGTTTGGCTACGGACTTTGACGAACAGGTCTTGGCTAACGAGGATGCTGCTCTGGAGACCCGCCTGATGGGTGCTCAGATGCTCATCACCAACCTGATGGTTGACCGTGAGAAAGACTTCGTTACGAACTTCTTCTCGGACGCTGTTTGGGGAACCAACTGGGATGGCGTTGCAACGGGTACTGGCACGGACTACTCCGCTGCTCAAGTCACCTATTGGGACGACTACACCAACTCGACGCCTATTCAGGACGTTCGTGCTCTGGCCCGCTATGTGCAGCTTAAGAGTGGTGGCTACAAGCCTAACACGATGGTTATCTCGAAAGCCGTTCGTGACACCCTGCTGGACCACCCAGATATTCTGGCTCGTCTGAACGGTGGTGCTACCATCTCGAACACGGCACTCATCACCGACTCGAAGTTGGCTGAAGTGTTTGAGGTTGAGCGTCTGTTCGTCCTTGAGGCAGTTGAGAACACTGCTGCTGAAGGTGCCACGGAGAGCAACGCCTTTATTGGTGGAAACGATGTCCTGCTGTGTTACACGCCTTCCTCGGCTGGTATGCGCACCCCGGCGGCTGGTCTGACCTTCGCTTGGAACTCGCTGCCCGGTGTCTCTAACCTCGGCATGACCGTTGAGAGCTACACTGGTGACTTCCTTCGTGTAGAAGGTATCGCTGAGGAAATCCACGTTAAGATGGCATACGACATGAAGATCGTTGGTGCTGACTTGGGTGGTTGGATCGAAGCTATCCTCACGCCTTAATTACCGTTAGTGTAATAACTATTGGTGGCCCCTGTTGTGATTATCAGGGGCCACCTCTTAGAACAATAATAAAAACTCACATAGAGGTTAAACATGCAAGACGCTTACAAACAATACAAGAGTGATAATCTACTAGGGTTCCAAGAGAAGTCGGCAGTGTTCGTTAAGATTCCCATCACTGCTTACGGAAAGACTTGGAAAGCTGGAGAAGAGTTCAACTGGATTACCCAGCCATGTAGGGCAGAGGATTGGGATAAGATGAGGCTCACAGTGGCTTCTCTTTATAACCAAGGAAAGCTGCACCACGATAGTGCTAGGGAAGTTCAGAACAAGATTGGTGACAGGCTTGGTGAACTAAACACAGAGAAGCTTATCTCTCTTGTAAGGCAAGTAAATGCCATTGTAAAACGTAGGTCTACCACTGAGAAAGAATTTCAGGACAAACGCCTGAAGCAATCTAAAATCCCTGAGAAGCAGCGTGGAATTATCAGAGCGTGGCTAAACAGGAACGCTTGGGCTTTGGAAGAGTTCTACCCCATTCGAGATCACCTGCTTAGTAACGGTGCTCCTAAAGGTGAGCCTGTAGAAGACTTTGTAGAAGACACAGAAGAATAACCTATTAGGAGAACTGCATGAGTTGGTCATACGATAATACCGACCTTGGAACTGATACCGCTGCTGGCAGACTTAATGCAGTTCGCCTTCTAATTGGTGACACTACAACCACTGACCAGCAGGTTCAAGACGAAGAGATTGTGTTTGCCTTGGCACAGGGTAGTGACAGCATCTACTCTGCTGGTTCTTGGATGGCTAAGTCTCTAGCAAGTAAATACGCTAGGTATGTAGATGTAGACCTAGATGGACAACTCTCAGAGAGTTATTCCCAACTGCAATCACACTACAATAGCCTAGCAGAGAGCCTATCACAGAAGGCTAAAACCTATGGCTCTGCCCTTGGTGTAGCTGCTGGTGGCCTTGTAGAGTCTCGTATTAAAAGAGACCAATTCAGGGAAGACCCATTAGTTTCTTACGAGGAGCCTTGATCTATGTTGAGCAAGAACCTCCAATTCCTCTTAGCTAGGCGTGGTCAGAATGCAACCTTAGTGTCTACTGCCTATGGAGCGTATGATCCAACCACAGGGTCTAACTCTAACACACCAACCACCTACACGGTTAAGGCTTACTTTGCTGAATACTCCTTAGAGGAAGTGGGGAAAAACTCCATCACCCTTGGTGACAGAAAGGTTTGCATCTCTCCTGTTGATACCTCTGGTGTTACTATCCCAGAACCTTCTGAGGATGACACTATTAGTGGTGTTGGAGACACTGTGGTTATCAAGAGTGTGCAGAAAATCTATAATGCAGCTACTCTTGTATGTTATATTTGTAAGGTGGTTGAATAGTGTTTAGGTTAAGGAAGAACGCCAAGTCACTCAACATAAAACTCACCAAGTTTAATGAAGAACTTGAGGGAGCACTAAAAGATAAACTCCTTCTAGTAGCTGCTGACTTGGCTGAACAAGTTGTTAAGTTTACCGACACTGGTGCTTATGCTTCTAGCTTCTCTGTAGATTCTGCTGGTGGTAGGTCTATCCGAAGGGTGTCCTCATTTGGAAGACCTGGAGGGCAAAGCGGGGAAGAATACAGGGGTGTGGCATTAGCCGATATGACTGCTGATATTAACTCTATAGACCTTGAAGACCCAAAAGTGTTGTTCAAGAATGGTGCTCCACATGCCCTCGTAGTAGAGACGAAGTATCAAGTTTTTGGCTCCACTAGGGATAGGTTTAACAAATGAGTATCTATGACGACATTAGAGCCACCTTTGAGGTTAACCTTAGTAGTGTGGTAGGTATCCCAGACATTGCTTGGGAAAACGTAAGCTTTAACCCAACCACTGCTAGTAGTTATGTCCAACCTAGGATGGTCCCAACTGTAAGAGAGCCTGCTGCTAGAGGCTTAAACCCACAGGTTTACTACCAAGGATATTTTCTTGTTAACTGCTATGTTCCAGAGGGTAATGGCCCATCAGCAGCAGATGA